ACGGTCCCGCGAACACATTCATGGGCTACCCGTGGAAGGTCTCCACGGAACTCACCACCGGGGAGTGGATCTTCGGGAACTGGGCCGATCTCATCATCGGTCAGTGGGGTGGAGCGATGGTCGCGACGACGAACGCGCTCGGCTTCGCCTCGATGCAGAACCACATCCGTACCGCCATCAAGGTGGACACGGGCGTGCGTCACGTCAACTCCTTCGTCATCCAAGCCTAGATCCCAGGAGGCACAGACATGAGCATGCAGAACCTTTCTCTGACCGGCACGGTGGAGCAGTCCATCGTCCCGGCAGTTTCGACCTCGACTGATACCGGCACCGGCATCACGACCAAGGGCTTCCGGTCCTTGCTGGCGTGCGCCACTGTCGGCGCGGTGAGCACCGTGGGCGACGAGACCCTCGACATCAAGTTGCAGGAGTGCGCTACCGTGGGCGGGACCTACACCGACATCACGGGTGCGACGTTCACGCAACTCACGGCGGTCGCGTCCCCCGTGACCGACGTGACCTTCATCGAGGTGGACCTGTTGCCCCGGCAGCAGTTCATCCGCGCGAAGGGCACCATCGCGGGGACGACCCCGAGCTTCGCCTACGGCGTGAGCTTCGTCTTCTACAACGCAGTCGATTCCGCCTACGCGGGCACGGCTGACTCGACGACCGTCACCTGATCGACGGCTGACAACTGACAAGCGCCGCGAGGGCGCGTGGGTCTTCGGACATCTCCCCCTCGCAAGCTCGCGGCGCTTACTTCTCTCGACACACCCCGACACACGAACAACGACAGGACCCCGAACATGGACCTCAAGATCGTCAAGCGCGGACGCGCACTTCACTGGCCGGTCGCGATCAGCGACGCACAGAACCGACTCCGCTGCGTGGCCGGTTCGATCATCGACCTCGACGCGCCGCTCGAACGCGATGTGCTCTGCGCGGGCCAGATGTACAAGTTGCAGGACGCGCCCGAGGGCAAGACCGAAGCGGACATCGCCGAGGTCCAGTTCCGTCCCGCGTCGAACCTGATCCGCGACGAGCGCGACCGTCTCGCTGGTGAGGGCAAGCCGAAGAAGAATGCGACCCGGAAGAAGAAGGGCGACGGCATCGCCGCCCCGAAGAACCCGACGCCGCCCGCAGTCGAAGAGCACGACCTCCCGCTTGCGAACGTGAGCATCCCGAAGACGCCGGGCAAGCCTGGCGAGAAGTGAGCCGCAGATGAACACGGACCTCGGAACTACGGTTACGACGACGGGGCTCCTCGCGGAGATCCCGGTGACGGGCGGCGGCACAGACTCGGCGAGCTTCGACTGCGCGAGGGGGCGGTGGACGCTGCTCGTCGGCGTGATGGGGAGCGCCGCTGGCGGCGACCTCACCATCACGGTCGAGGACTCGGCGAACGACTCGGCCTTCGCTGCGGTCTCAGGGGTCTCGACCTTGACGGCGACCGCTGCCGACAAGGGCATGTTCACCATCCTGATCGACCACCGCAAGATCCGCCGCTATGGTCGGCTGAACGTGGTGCTTGAATCGGGCGGCAACACGCGCGTCACTGTCGGTGCGTGCTCGTTCCACGGCGAGTCAGGTGGCGGCAACGGAGCCGATCTGGTAATCGCATGACCCTGATGGATCTCACAACTACTGCGGACGTGAAGACGCTGCTCGTGATGAGTGGATCTACGCACGACACGCTGATCGGTGAGATGGTGACGGACATGAGTCGTCGCTTCGGGCAGGAGATGGATCGGTTCCTGATGGCCGAGTCGCAGACCGAGGTGTTCCGCGCACGGCAGGGGCAGCGCACTCTCGGCGTCACTGCTGTCCCGATGTCGGCGCTCACCTCGATCAAGGTCGGGATCACCAGGGACTTCAGCGGCGTGACCGCGCTGACCTCGAACAGCGACTTCGTGATCGACCTGACGCAGGGCGAGATCGAGTTCATGTTCGTCATGGACGGTGGGTTCATCGAGGTCGTCTACACGGGCGGCATGGCTGCGAACGCGGCGGCATTCAAGACGGCGTACCCCGACATTGCGCGTGCGTGCTCGAAGCAGGTCGCATATGAGTTCGAGCGGCGCAACCGTCCGAACTCCTCGACGACGGTATCGGGTGCGAACAAGACCTACGAAGACCCGCTCGGCCTCCTGTCCGATGTGCAGCGCGTGCTGGACATGAACCGCCGGAGGTACTGGTAGTGGTTGCGAACCTCACGCTGCGGTTCAAGGAGAAGGGCCGTCTGATCCTCGGTGACCGGCTGATGAAGCGGTACGGGAAGGGTCTGGACAAGCACCTCTTCAAGACGATGAAGGTCGCGTTGGATCGGTCGGGCGACGAGTTCGTCAACGAGATGGTCTCGACCGCGCCCGTTCGCACAGGGCAGCTTCGGCGCTCGGTGCGGCACAAGGTCAAGGGCGGCAAGATGGACACGCTCGCGCTGACGGTCTCGTCGCGCGGGCACCCCGGCGCTCTGGTGCAGGAGCACGGCGCTGTGATCCGCGCTCGGAACTCGAAGTACCTGACGATCCCCGGCCCCGCCGTGAAGACGGCGGCGGGTGTGGCGCGCACCTCGTTCAAGTCGTGGATGTCCCAGAACCAGGGCGCAATCGGACCTTCCCAGCAAGGCAAGAAGCGGCGCGGCGGGTTCGTGATGCTGCCGACGAAGAAGGGCAAGGGCTGGGTGGTGGTCGGCAAGACGCCGACCGGCAAGCTCAAGAAGCTGCACGCATGGGTCCTGAAGGAGCAGGTCACGATCCCCGGCCCCGAGACGACCGGCACGAAGTCGAACTTCGGCTTCATGGACTCATGGGACAAGTTCGGCGAGGCGCGCAGCAAGCGCCAGCTTCGAGCCGTGGTCGAGGCGATCAAGGCGGCGGGCAAGTCGGAGGGCACCTCGTGACCGAGACCTTCGATATCCCGCCGGAGCTTCCGACCCAGAAGCAGCAGGAGACGCGCGCCGTATTCGAGTCGCCGAGCGGCGGGGCGGTACACCGCAAGGCGCTGTGGAACGGCAAGAACACGGAGCGCATCGACTACACGCTGACGTGGAAGAAGTTGAACGCTGCGGGCGCGGTGCGGCTGAAGCAGTTGTACGCGCTCACGCTCAACGGTTCCCTGGCGATGAACTGGACGCCGCCTGATCGCGGGCTCGCGCTCTATCGGTTCCTCGACAACGAACTCACCATCACGCAAGTCAGCGGGACGTTCTACGCCGCGCAGGTTCGACTCGGGCTGGTCTTCTGATGGCGTACCCCACCGATGCTCCGGTTCGCAAGTTGATCCTCGACGACGTGGTGACCACGCTCGCCGCCGTCACGGCTGGCGCGACGTACCGCTCGACCATCGAGAAGGTGCGCGTGATCGGGCGCAACGTGCTGGAGCAGATCGACTACCCGTGTGTCCTGATCGCCCCGCCGTCGCAGACGATGAGCGACAGGGTGCATCCCCTCATCACGGCGAAGCTCACGATCCAGTGCAGCGGCGCGGTCGAGGACGGCGACGACGCCGAGGCGATGGCTGCGGCCTACGATCTGGTCGAGGACATCAAGCTCGCGCTGACCTCGGACATCACTCGGGGCGGGTACGCCCTCGACACGCACATCACGTCGGACGAACCGTATGTTCCCGATGTTTCCACACCGATCTTCGGCATCGACTTCACCATCGAAGTGGATTACCGGCATCGGTACTCTGACCCCTCGGTCGCCTTGTAACCACAGGCAGGACAACTATGACTCTCGACAGACTGATGCAGATCGCCGTGGTGAAGGAAGACACGCCCGGCACCCTCCAGGGTTCGCTGTTCTCGGCGGCGAACATGAAGTACCTCGTCATCGACCCGACGATGGACTACGACATCCCGCTCTTCGAGCAGACGCATAAGCGCGCGAGCTTCACGAAGATCGAGGGTCTGGCGGGCATGAAGATGGCGACGTGCCGCTTCCAGCTGACGATGCACGGGCACGGCGTGACCACGCCCGATCTGCCGGTGTGGGACCTGCTGATGCAGGCGTGCGGGTTCAAGTCGGCGACGACCACCTCGGTGGTGACCACTGCGCTCACGGCTGACCCGATGCGGCACGGCGAGGTCGTAACCGCGTCGGGCACGGGGGCGAGCGGCACGGCCACCGTGGTGCATGACAACTACGGCACCGCCGCAGGCGTGGCGACTATCTACCTCGCCGACGACACGATCACATGGGCGACGAGCGGCGCGACGACCCTGACTGCCGGGACGACCGGATCGCTCGGCACGGTTGCCGCTGGCGTGTCGAGCGCCGATGCGGGCCAGTCGTGGTATCCGATCAGCGAGCAGACGGTTCTGCTCACGCACAACGGAACACCGCAGCCCACTGTCGGTGAGGTGCTGACCGGCGACACGAGTGGCGCGAAGGGGATCATCATCGCGAACCCGTCGAGCACGACGACCACGGTGCGGATCTACAACGGTCTGATGTACTCGTCGAGCGAGAACATCACGGACACGACGAGCGGGCCAGCGTTCGAGACCCTGAGCGCGGCTGCCCAGGCGGACATCCCGACGATCTCCATCGGCCTGATCGAGGACGGCGTCGCGAAGCAGATGAGCGGGGCGCGCGGCAACTGGAGCATCGAGGCGAACGTCGGCGAGCCCGCGATCATGACCTTCGAGTTTAGCGGCAAGTGCGAGGCTCCCGCAGATCAGGCTCTCATTGCAGAGTCCACGATTACCTTCGAGTCGAAGGTGCCGCCGGTCCTGCTCTCGTCCGCGCTGGTCTTCGGCACGGAGGGCGATGCGTCGAGCGACACGGACTACTCGCCGCGCTTCTCCGCGCTCGGGTTCAACATGAACAACGACGTGAACCCGCGCACCTCGGCGAACGAGGCGACGGGGATCTTGGAGTACCTCATCACCGGGCGCGGGGCGACCGGCTCCTTTGACCCGGAGATCGACCTCGAATCGAGTTACTCGTTCCTCGCCAACTGGCGAGCGGGCACCGTGGCGCGCTGCAACTTCCAGGTCGGCACGGCTGCGGGCAACAAGTTCTACTGCTCGATACCTGGGATGCAGACGACCGGCGGCTCGACATCCGAACGCTCGGGCGTCTCCACGCGCGGCTGGGAGTTCCAGGCGACCGGCGGGCACATGACGAACGCCGCCGACACGGCGGGCTCCGACAACGACATCATCATCACCTACCTGCTCGTCTGAGCCGGTTCACCCCTAGCCACCGAGAGGCTAACCCATGACCATTGCAATCGACCCGAAGGGCACCTTCGAGTTCATCGACGACCCTGACCGCGACCTCGAAGCCGACGACCCGAACCGCACCGTGTGGGAGTACCGCATCCTGACGCCGACCGAAGAGGCGGCGATCCAGGACGCGGTGACGATGGCCGGTATGGGCGACGACGAGACCACTCGCACCAGCGGGTACGGCACCATCGCCCACAAGACGATTCGCCTCGGGCTCGTCGGCGTGCGGAACTTCCGCGACCCCGACGGGAACGAGATCGGCATCGACCGGCAGAAGGCGAGCAATGGTTCGTCGTTCGTGAAGGATGCGTTCCTCGCGCGCATCCCGGCGGCGACGCGCTCGCGGCTGTGTAACGCGATCACGTCGCACGGGTCGATGACCGAGGACGATGAAAAAAAGCAGTAGCCGCCGCGCACCTTGCATTCAATGATCACCTCCAGCCGAAGTGCGGTCCTGCTTGCGGCGGCCTATGTCCGAGGGACAAGCCCGACGAAGCGCAAGCGGAGAACCGGCGACGGTGGGGATGTGACTCGGATGCGTCTGGGGTTGTGTGGCGCTCGACGTGTTGGCGATGCGCGGGGTCCGATCCTCGCTGCGAGTTGTGCGAGGGAGGCAATGTCGTACAGCACCGCCGCTGCCCGAACTCCATCGTCGGCGGCGACCCTGCCGTCGCGGGTGCGGTGCGGGCCTACTCGTACCTCGACGCCTATCATGTCATGCCTCGTGCTGGGGGTCTGCTCGATCAGACGCCCGCGTTCCTCAAGTTCAACCGGATCATGTCGGTCGAGCGCCTCGAACTTGACGCTGAAGACAGGCGAGCCCGAGAGCGCGCGAAGAAGTAATGGCTGACGAGACCACAACCATCGAGATCGAGGTCCGCGCGAAGGATCTCTCGAAGAACGTGCTGAAGGGCATGGGCTCGAACGCGAAGCGCGCGGGCAATGTTGCGACGAGGGCGTTCGCGAAGGTGGGCCTGGCTGCGGTCAGGGCGGCGGCAGGCATCGGTCGCATGGCGCGTGGGATCGCGCGCGGGCTCACGCGCGCGGTGACGGGACTCCTCGGTCCTCTTGCTGCTCTCGCGGGAGCAGGGGGGATCATGTTCGCCGTGAAGAGCGCGTCCGACTTCCGCAAGAAGATGGCCGAGGTCTCGACGCTGCTGATCGGGACCGGGACGAACATGGATGAGCTTCGCAAGCAGACCATCGACATGGCGCAGGAGCTTGGGCAGAACGAGATCGAGGTCGCGGCTGGTCTGTACGAGTCTCTGAGTGCAGGCGTCGGCACCGCCGCCGAGTCGCTGTTCTTCCTGAAGCAAGCCACGAAGCTCGCGGTCGGCGGGGTCGCCACCACGAAGGAGGCCGTGGACGCTCTGACCACGGTGATGAATGCGTGGGGCAAGGAGAACTTCGATGTGGAACGCTCTGCCGACATCCTGTTCAAGACGGTGGAAGGCGGCAAGATCACGATCAGCGGTCTGGCTCGCAACCTCGGAGTGGTCGCGTCGAGCGCGGCGAACCTCGGCGTCCCGCTCGAAGAGGTCAGCGCGATCATCGCCACGTTGACGGCGACGACGAACCGGGTCGCCGAGTCGTTCACTGGGACTCAGGCAATCATGAACTCGTTCGCGAAGGCGTCGCCGCAGATCCGCTCGGCGTTCCGCAACATCGGCATCGACATCAGTTCGACGGCGATCAAGACGGGCGGGCTCGTCAGAGTGATCGAGCAGCTGGCCGATGCGGGGCTCTCGCCCGAGGACATCGCCAAGTTGTTTCCCGAGATCGAGGCGTCGAAGGCAATCCAGGCGATGATCGGCAACATCGGCAAGCTGACCGATTCGCTCGAAGGTGCCCGCAACGCGGCGGGCATCGCGGGCGATGCGTTCCTGCGCGTGTTCGAGGACCCCGCTGTGCGCGTGTCGCGGCTCATCAACTCGATCCGCATCGAGTTCGTGAAGATGGGCGAGACGATCCTGCTCGCCGTAGACGACGCGATTGAGTCGTCGGGCGGCATCGAGGCGGTGACTGGTAACTTCCAGATCCTCGCGACTGTGCTCGGCGAGGTCGCGAAGATCGGCGTCGGGTTCTTCGGCGAACTTGCGGGCAACCTCAACTCGTTCGTGTCGCGCGTCGGGGCCGAGGAGGTGGCGAGCCTGATGGTCGGCGCGATCAACGCGGTCATCGGCTTGGCGAAGGCGGGGTTCCTCATCATCAAGGACTTGGTGAAGGGGCTCGTGAACGCGCTCCAACTACTACCCGGTGTGATCAAGCAGGTGATGTCGATGCTGCCGTTCGGACCTGACGCGCCAGCGGGCGACCCGCTCGGTGACCTCGGTTCTGCGTTCCAGATATCCGACGATGTGTGGGATCAGAACTTCAAGAACATGGAGACGCTCAAGGACTTCTGGGCGGAACTCAAGCAGTCGGTGGTGAGGTACAACACGGAGCTAGACCAGACGGCGCAGGGGCCGATAGGTCTCAACGGCGAGGTGCCGACCGCGCGAGCGCAGGGGCCGATCTACCAGGGGCCGAGCGAGACTGTGGTGACGGCCACTAGGTCGTTCTTCGACATCGTCAAGCAGGGCGCGAAGGAGTTCAGCATCCTCGGGGAGAGCGCCGAGGCCTTCACGCTGAACCTCGGCGGGCAACTCGGGAACGGTGCATTCGAGATGACGCGCGGGTTCTTCCGCGACGTGATATCTGGCGCGAAGTCGGCGGGCGAGGCGTTCAAGGATCTCGCCGCGAACTTCGTGGCGATGATCGTGGACATGATCGCGCAGGTGCTCGCGTTCCAGGCGGTGAAGTCGGTATTCGGGATGGTTGGAATGGGTGGGCTGATGGGCTTCGCCAAGGGCGGCGTGGTCCCGATGGCGCACGCGGCACAGGGCATGGTCGTCGGTCCAGGCATTCACATGACGGGCGGCGGTCCCGTCGAGGTCGGTGACAACCCGGAGCGCAGCGAGGTCATCCTCCCGCTGCGGCACGGGCCGCGAGGTCTCGGCGTCGAGTCGTTCGGAGGCGCGCAGTCGAACCAGGTGACGTTCAACGCGAGCTTCACATCCATCGACCCGCGAGGCGCAGCCGAAGTGATCCTCAAGGCGATGCCACAGATTGAGCAGAAGCTGACTTACGCGCTGACGAGCGGATCGAACGCGGAACTCATCCGCGCCGTCGGCGGGGCGTGACCACATGGCGAGCATCCTCCCGACGGACCAGGACTTCGACGCTGGCGCGACGGTCTTCGGCGCGCAACTGACCGGCTACATCGCGTCGGGGTTCTGGACTGGACAGGCGATCTCGGCGATCATCCTGAACGACACGGTGGGCGTGCAACCGTTGCACGACGGATACCGGGCGGGTCCTGCTTCGCTGGTCAATCGGCAGGCGACGTTCGCATCCACTGATGTCGGCGAGAAGAGCGGCGGCGTCCAGATGCGCGAGCCGTACACGGCGGACGACGTTACGGTCTCGATGACTCAGTATGGCAACGTGCTCAACGGGACGGTCACGAACCCCGACGCGATGATCAAGCGGCAGTTCGTCGGCGCACGCATCTCGGGCGGCACTCAGGCTGCGGGGGCATCGCCTCCGACGACTGCGAACCCGCAGCGCATCACCAACGTGGACGCGGGCTACTTCTTCGGCTACACGACGAACTCGGTGGACGCATACTGGTCGATCCTCAAGGTCGGCGCGGGCGGTGCCGTGACAATCCTCAAGGAGCAGATATTCTCTGGGTCGGGCGCGTTCATCGAGGACATCGACCCACTCAGCGCGCACAAGATCGAGATGACCGTTGTGGACTCGGGGGCGGATGTCGTGATCACGGGATCGGTGTACGCCTCGACCTCGGCGCTGTCTGCGGACGCTGGCGGCACGCTGACGAAGAACAAGCTGAACGGGCCGTTCACCCCGTGGAGTCCGACGACAGGCGGCGGGGGCACGAGTTCTCAGGAGGTGATTTCCGTCACTGACCTCGCTGCGGCGACGCCGCACCAGACGGCGGGGCGGTGCGGTCTGATCTCCACGGCGGTCCACGGTCTCGGGATGTCTTCGGGCGGTGCCGTGGCGACCATGATACAGGACTTCACGGTGACACTTGCGACGGGGCCGGTGGTCTACCGCGACGAGTTCCTCCCGTGGGATCGGCGGGCTGGTCAGCAGTGGTCGGGCACAGGGTTCGACTTCCTGACCGGCCAGAAGGCATACGACCTGCGCTGCGGATGGTCGGGCGACAGATTCGGGAGCAGCACTGCGAACGGTGAGATCCTGCGGCTCACGGCGGGCGGTCACGCCGACCGCATCGGCGCAGCCGATACTGGAGCGACCGAGACCACAGGGGGCTTCTATGCCTCGATGCGCCCTGCTGGCGATGACGTGACCTCGCACCGCCGCGTGCAGATCCAGTTCTCGAATGCTGACATCGCGGGAGCGGGCGCGTCGTACTCCTACGGCGCGGGCGAGTTCCGCCAGGCTGGCCTGTTCGCGCGTGCGGACTCGGTCTCGGCGGGCGTGCCGCAGAACGCATACAGCGTGGACATCCGCCCGACGGAGAACTCGCTCGCGGCGTGGGTCAAGTTGCGCCGCTGGAATGACGGCGTGGAGACCACCATCGCGGAACTGCTCACGCCGACCATCGGAAAGACCATCGACTATACGCTCGCGCTGCGGGTCTACAACCTGCCCGACGGGCAGGGCGTCCCGCAGAACGGGATCGTCTCGCTGGAAGCGTACCTCGACGGAGTGCTCGTCGTGCTGACAGACCCGGCGGCGGGCGTGGTCAGCGGCGTGCAGGTATCTTCGGCGGGCACAGTCTTCGACGCGAGCAGCGAGAAGATCAGCAGCGGCACGGGCGAGGGCATCCGCATCGCGGGCGTCGCGGGCTCGGACTGGATTACGGCTGTGGACGCATGGACGGAACTCGCCATCGAGGTGACGCCGGGCACGGGCGTCGGCGACCAGCTGAACGCGAGCGTCTCCGACGAGGAGCACGACTACACGGCGACCGAACTCGTCATCAAGCACGACTGGCCGGTGAGCGAGCGGCGGCGGGCTCGTCGGCACGCGGCAGACTTTGATAGCGGCCACGTTCGCGTATCGCTCGTGGACCTAAACATGCGCCGCGTCTGGAACGTGACAGCCCAGAACACGACGGTCACCGAGCGCGATACGCTGGTCGCCTTCTTCGATGCTCGGCGTGGGATCGAGGAGGCGTTCGACTGGACCGCGCCGCTGGAGTCATCGACCACGAAGGTCCACTTCGTTGACCCGGAACTCGGCGACACGCTGAAGGTGCCAGGCGTGTCGAGCTTCAACTTCGAGTTGGAGGAGATCCTGTAATGGCGACCGGCGACTTCCCGATTGCGCTACAGACGCACATCAACACGCTGGAGAACGCATCGCCGTTCGTGTGGCTCTTCGAGGTAGAAGTTCCCACGTCCCCGCCTACGCGGTTCCGGTTCTGCAACCAGACTGAGAAGATCAGCTTCGGCGTGAACTCCAGCGGCGACCCCATCGAGTACAACCCGCTGCACATTGAGATCGGAGAGTGGAGCCAGGGCAAGGCGGGTGATCTTCCCGAACTGAGCATCTCGGTCTCGAACGTGCGGGGTGATGTCGGCGCGGTGCTTGAAACGTATGCCGGTCTTCACGGTGCGCCGGTCATTGTTCGGATTGTCAACCGCTCTACATTGCTCGACATGAACGCGCAGGTTAGGTTCGACGGCACGGTGCGCGCGGTGACGGTAAGCAATGTGAGCGCCACATTCGCGATAGCGAATTACAACCTCTACCAAGAGTCCGTCCCCGCGCATCGTTTCTTGAGGAACCACTGCCCGTTCCTGTACGGCGGCGCGCGCTGCGGATACATCGTCCCGACGACGCCGGGCGAGACGGTCGGCACGGGGTTCTCGACCTGCGCGAAGACCGTGGACAACTGCACGGTGCGCGGAGAGGACGAGGTTGCGCGCAGTCTGACCGAGCAGCACCCGGCGAGGTTCGGCGGGTTCCGAGGGATCACGCGGCTGTCGAGCAAGGTGCCGCTGGAATGACCAAGATCGACGTGTTCGACCTGATCGGTACGCCGTACAAGTTCGGCGGAACATCGAGACTGGGCGGGCTCGACTGCCGCTCGCTCGCGTGGACTGCCGCAGCGCGCATCCCCCTCGTCGGCCTCTCGTCCCCCGAGGACGCGGAGCAGACGACATACGACGACGTTGCGGCGGGGCGTTCGCGCTGGCGATGTATCGGCGACGAGGTGACGAGCGCGAAGAAGATCGGGCACCTCGTGCTGGTGGGCGGCGACGGTTGCCCCGATGCTGGCGTGCTGATGCTGGTGAACGAGAAGGAGCGGCTGTTCATCACGACGACGAAGCAGCGGGGACATGCCTTCCTCGTCCCTGCACGCGCAGTCCGTGACGTGCTCGGCGTGTACGAGTGGGAGGGGTCAGAGTGAGCGTCAAGGTCCACAAGCTGCGGAGTGTGCTCGCCCCCGGTCTGCGCGATAGCGCAGATGTTCCGTTCACGGATGGGGCGACTGTCGATCAGTTCGTGCCCGAGGGCTTCGGGTTCATCATGCGGAACGCGCGCCGTGCGAAGCGCACCGACCTCGTGGCCGACGGCGACCACATCACATATTCAGCAGACCTGCGCGACCCGATAGTCACTCCGATACTGTTCGCGGCGCAGGGCGCAGTGGCTGCTGGCGTCGCGGGTGCAGCGGCGTTCGTGTTGCCGACGTGGGCTGTGTACGCGGGCATGATGGCGCTCTCGTTCCTCGCCTCGAAGTTCCTCGCGCCGAGCCTTGATCCGGCGACAGGGAAGGGCGAGTCGAAGTCCTACAGCTTTTCGGGCATCGGGAACGGGCGCGCGGAGGGCGAGACGGTGCCTGTCGTATACGGCGAGATGCGAGTCGGCGGTCAGGTGATCGGCGAGTACATCAAGAGCGACTCCGACGGATCGACGTACAACGCGCTGATCTGTGTGGGCGAGGGGCCGGTCCACGCCATCGGCGACGTGACCACGGACACGACATCCGCGCAGGGGCTCACCACAGCGGCGGGCAACCTGCCCGTCGGGATGCAGATCAACGACAACCCCATCACCAGCTTCAAGGACATCCACGTCCATGTCCGTCTCGGGACGCTATCGCAGACGGCGATTCCTGGGTGGGAGGGGACGCCGACTCAGTTCTCGGTCGCGCTCGGTCTGGTGAACGACGAGACAAACGTCGTATGGCCCGCGCCCGCGACGATCAACGAGACGAACTACTATGGGCAAGCAGGGGGCGTGCCGTCGATCTCGCTCGCGCAGTCAGACGCGGAGTGGGATGAGTGGGGGCAGAAATTCGATATCACCATCGAGAACGACCGCACCGAGATCGTGCTCCACTTCCCGCGAGGGCTGACGCGCTCGAACGACTCGGGCAACCTCATCACCACGGGCGTCCGGTTCGCGGTCAGATACATCGAGCTAGACGTGAGCGACAACCCCATCGCCACGGGGGGGCCGGAGGGGGACGGGTATGTTCGACTGTCTCCGACGGATGCGGAATTCGGTGTGCAGGCGGCGACGCGCTCCCCGCTGTTCCACACGTTCAAGGTTCCGCTGGTGAAGGCCGCGAACTATACGCATCCCGTGTTCGGCGACTATGCCGCATGCACAGGGGCGAACGACTTCGGCAAGATCGCATCGCTCGCCGTGCCCGCGTACATCACGGCAACGGGGGCGGGTGTCCCCGTGGTCTTCACCAACGGGTTCTCGGTCGGCGGGTGGTTCCGCAACACGGACGCCTCTGTGTGGCCGTCAACGTCGGAAAGCCTCAGCTGCATCTCGTGGCAGTCTCCGAACATAGGGGGCATCCCCGAGTATGGGTTCAGCTTCGGCGTGAAGTTCACCGGGAACGTGCAAACACCGACGCGGGTGCCGTATGCTCAGTTCCCGAAGAGCGGCAGCGGGTTCTCCTTCTACGAGGCTGGAGCCGCCCCCGTGTCGGACATGTCCGACGGAGAGTGGCACCATATCGTCTGGGTGTATGACCGGCAATTCGGCGGCGAGGTCGTCTGCTACTTCGACG